AGATCTTATCGCAGAAGACACAGTAGATGAAAAAATTGTAAAAGCTTTACGTGATAAAATAAATATTGCATCTGAAGTGTTGGGTGAAGAATTAAAAGAGTGGATTTAATGATAGTGATAGAAGATTTTTTAGATGAAGAAACTTGCAATCATTGTATTAAATATATGCAAGAACATAGATTTAAAACAGAACCTTTTCAAAAAACTATGCGGTTAGGATTATTTAATTGTAAAGAAGATAAAAAAATAAAAAAATTAGTTGATAAATATTCTAAAATATATCCTGGACATTATTTAAAAAATATTGAAATCTCTGAATGGCCAGTAGGAGAATCTCACAAATGGCACAGAGATAATCAATTTTATGACAGAACAACAATTACATATCTAAACGATAATTATGTGGGTGGAGTAAATTTTGTAAAAAAATTTAAATCAGAACCTAAAACAGGAAAAATTATTTTGTTTAATTCTGAAGATATACATATGGCCTCTATGTTAGAAGAAGGTATTCGATATGTTATTCTAGCTTGGTTTAATATATTAAAATAATTCTTTTGCTGAACCTAACACAGGTTTATATTTTGTTTTTCCCTCTAACTTAAATGCATGTAAAAATGATGCACGTCTACCCTCAGGTATCCAGCTGCAGTGTATCCAGCCCGAATTGGGTTCGCCAGGAGTGTAGTATTCGAGGATTAATTGATCTGGTTCAAGATTATTTTTAATCCAATCAAATAACTCAGCATTGTCTACACCAACACATTCGAAGTCTGCGGCTTCAGCCTTAGCATGCTGTGAATTTGCAGAGCTACCAATGGCCATGCATAATTCTACACTACGGAAACCGCTAGTCACCTTGACCCTGCCGAAGTGATCACGCACCGGTTGAAGAATATTTTCACACAATGCTTTTAATTTTTCTATTTGATCAGCGTTAGGGTTATTATCAATACCCTTACGTATCGCAGTGTCTGATTTAGTAAGCTCTAACAGGCTAAAGTTACGTGTAAGATTCATGCTATATCTGTTAATAAAACTATTAATACGGCTCCCATGCCGCCAACGATCCAATACTCTAATCTTTTAATTCGATCTTGCATTTCTTTTATTTGTTCAAACGTCTGCTTTTGCATTATTCTGCAAAGCTTCTCGTGTGATTCAATTTTTTGTAGTGCCGATTTTCTCGCCATTATGTTCTACTCGCTATTACTTGTTCTTCAGGAGATAATAGGGCCTGCTCCGTACGTGTCAAGTTTGTTGTTGGATTAATTTGTCGTGCCGTTGGCTGTATGTTAGGCATTGGCAGTTGTGGTAATGCACCGGTGCTAAACGTGCTCATTCTCTCTAATTCTATGCCTAAATTTGGATACGGAGCATCTAAAGATAACCTAGATAATTTTCTTAAGATTAAATTTATTTTATTAAATGTAGCTCTTGATAAAGGATTTTCGTAACCGTTTTCTTTAGCATTTCTAATATATGCTTCAATCAAACCTTTTGGTAATTTAAATGGTTTAAATCTATTTTTTGTTAAAAATCCATAATCACTTCCAAGATTTCTTCTACTAAATATTGTTGAAATTTGTCTTTTTGAAAAACCTAAATCTTCCATAGCTTTTATATCTTTTCTCATATCTTTCATACCTTGCATCCAACTATCATTACCTCTAATATAACCTTGAATTATATCTTCTGGTTTTACATTACCTTCTGCTCTTGGTAAAAATCTTCTACTGTTTCTAAGTTTTACGTTGTAATCAGATATTTTAAAGTTTAATGATCTTGGTACATCTAATTTAATATTTCTAAAACCAAAAAATCCTGCAAGTTCACCTGTTACACTTAAATCTTGTCCTGTATCTGGGTCTTCACCAAAAACAGCTGCTTGACCCAATCTTTGTAATTGTTGAAAAGAAAAAGGTGCTAGTGCTTCTGACAAATGTTTTAATCCACCAAACATTTTATTTCCTTCAAAATCTTCTGGATTCCATAATTGATTGCCTTCTGCTGTTCTACCTTTTCTAACAAACAGATCGGCTATAGCCTGTGTCCAAATAGATTCACTTATAAATGGTTCTACTAATCTACCTGCACCTTTTGCAACACCTGTAACTAAATCAGCCATTAAAGGTCCTTCTTCGTTGCCCTCGACATTTGCTATGACAGATTGAATAGGATTCACAACAGTATCATAGGCAAAGCCATGACTAAAATCTGTATAGTATAAATTTCCCTCCTTATCTTTGTTAGGAATAATTGTAGACTCTCTTGACCATTCAGGTAAAAATCTTCTAATAGCTGAAACTTGATCTCTTGTAATACCATACATACCTCTAAACATTTCTGTTACGGTTGGTGGTATGATTGCTACAGCTGTTCCAAAACCAATTAATCTTCTTGCACCAATACTACGTAATGCAGGGTCTTTTAATTCTCTTATACCCTGTTGAGTTATGTTCATAGATGTTCTAATTATTTCTGCAGGAAACGATACAAAGTTACCAAGAGGTGATCTACGTAAACCTTTTACAAAATCTGACACATACGCATAGTTGGGAACTGTATTTCTAACAATACTTGCTGCTCTTTTTGCAAGTTCTAAATCTGGAACACCACCTCTGTATGCATTTTTTAAATTATCAAACTCTGCAAGATAATTATATATTTTATAAAAATCATCCTCTGCAACATACAGATCTTGCGCAGCTCTAAAAGTTTTTGTCATTCTTTTACCAAGTTTTCCAAAAACTCTGTCTATAACATCACCACCTTTTGCAATATCTTTTAAAAGTCCTTGTACGTCTTGAAATGTAGAACTAGAATTTACAACACCTTCATCTAATAAAAATTGATAAAACGCCTGATCTTCTGGTAAGTTTCTGTATAATAGTTGTGGTTGTATGGTGTTAAAAGATTTTTTAAAATTTTGTAAAACAAACGCAGGGTTTTTAAATAAATTACCTGTGCCTAAACTAAATGCAACAGCACTTGTAAAGTTACGCATATGGGTAAACGGACCTAAAACTGTTTTTGCAACTTGCGCAAGTCCTTTTGGTATAGCTATACCATATCGATAAATGTTTTCTTTCATAAACCCATCAAACACCATTTTTTCTGCAAACTTTATAGCTTCTTCATACTCTGATGAAGTAAATTTACCGTTCATAGGGTTAGTATACATTTCCTCACCAAGAGGTGATTTTATCTGCATACCAAATCTACTTCTCGTATATCCAGGTCTGTTTGGTAAATTTAATTGTGCTTGTGTCGGATTATCAAAAACTATCTTACCATTTCTTACAATCGTGTTATAAAATTTATCTCTTGCAGTTATTGCAGACATAGCCTGCATGTTATTTACAATTGTTCTTCTAGCATCTTTTATTTCACCAAATAATTCTCTAAACGCTTTTAAATCTTGTTGTGATGTAATTAAATCTTTTGGATCAAATTTATTTGTAGTTATTAATTTTGCAATGTTTGCTTTTTGAACAACACCATCATAAAAAGCACTTTTACTTTCAAAATCAAACACTGGTGACTTAGTCACTTTATCCATTCTTACGTTTTCTAAAACTTTATCAACATCTAACAATGCATCTTTCTCTCCATAATTTTTAACTCTATTTGCTTTTGCATAGTTTTGAAATACTTTTGCAACAGCTAATCTTTTTTCATCTGTTGGTACATAGTTTGATGATTTAAATATCTTACTGTTTTCAAATATTTTATAATCGTTTGATAATGTAGATTTTAATCTGTTACTAAAAAACTGTAACAACTCATCTTTATTACCTGTTGTAAGGTTACCTCCCTGTAAAAGATCTGTTTGTAATCTGTTAAAAGCTTTTTTACTATTTATTAATGTAGATATTAATTGTTCTTGTTTATCTTTTGGCACCTTTATATTATTTAAAGATTGTTTAAAATCTTTTAATCTTTTTTCGTTAAAACTTGCAAATTTAAATTCTCCATTTACAATTTTATCTTTACTTGTTTTTAATAAACCATCCATTTGAGTTAATAAATCATCTTTATTTTTAATTCTATCGGCTGCAGGCATTGATTTATCAAATATTTTTTTAAATGAATTATCTATGTCTCTAACTAAATCTTTTGCAACTATCGCAGCTGCACCCTCTTGTCCCTCTACTCTCATTCCTGCTTCAAATAATTCTTGTGACTTTTTACTTCTAGGTCTAAATGGTGCAGCAATGTATTTATCAATAAATCTTTCAAACTGTGAATTACTAAATGCAAGTTCTTTACCTTTTTTACCTATTAATCCAGCAATTTTACCTGCGCCATATGCAAAAGGCGCAATAAGTACACCTTCACCAAAAAATATTGCTCTATTTTGTAATCTACGTAAAGCCTCGTCCTCTGTATCGTTTTTAGCGTCTCTATCTAAAGCTGTAGGACTATCTTCAAATATATCTCCAAAAGTTCCTATATCTTCTACGTCATAAATTAAGGAAGCTCCTGCAGCTCCACCTGTTGTGGTTGCAGCAAATCTACTAACTCCAGCGAGTTTATTTAAATTATTAGCTTGTTTTTGACCCTTTGCTAAATTTTTTGCTGTCTTACCTGTTAATGAAACTCTTTTACCACTTTTAATTTTACCAATTAATTTTGTAGCTATCTGTCCACCTATTTTTGCACCTCTAGCCGCCGGTATACCAACTTGAACCAATGCTTCTGTAATTCTACCCGCTGCAGTATCTCTTGCCTTATCTTCTAGTCCAGATAAAACATCACCTACTACACTATCGTCTATAAATTTTTCTAATCTTGCAACCGCACTATCTTCAATTTTAACACCTTCACCTTGAACTGCATCATAAACCTCTGCAGCCACAGATGCTAAACCAACAGGTATTTTAATTAAACCAGAACCAATACCAGACGCAATAGATACTGCTAAATTTGTTTCGTTATTTTCTTCTTCTTTAGAAAGTACATTAGGATCGTATGGAGATACCATTTGTTCTCCTATCTTGTAACATCAATTTCTTCAAATGGCTGGTCAGCCTCTGGGCCATTATAAACATAAAACTTATCTTGTTCTGCATTATAATAAGTTTTTCCTGCTTCATATGTATTACCATCAATTATAATTGGATTAACACCAAAAGTTATGTCTTCATTATCTCGTTGTATTTTCTCCCTATCAACTAAAAAAATTGCTTTTCTTCTTACAACTGGTTCATCTTCTAAAAACACTCCATCTGCACTCATTCCTTTTTGAAATAAATCTTCTATTAATTTTTCTCTTTTTTCTCCTGGTCTATCTTCAATACCAAATCTTTTTATTTGTAAAAGTTTTCTAATACCATCTTCTACGCTGTCATACTCTCCAGCTTCAAAACCCTCTTGTGCTTGTTTTTTAATTGCAGAAGCATCATCAGCATTTAAATTTTTTAACATTTGTAATGCTTCAGCACCTTCTTGTTCAATGTCTAATTGCTCTGCAGCTAATGAAACTTGTCTTTGTAAATCTCGTTCTTTATCTAATCCAGCAAATAATTGACCTGTCGGTTCTTTAGCAGCTTGTGCCACTGTTGAAAAAAATCCGCCTGATGGTGGAGTTGATAATAAATTTAATCCAAACGTTGTTAAAAATTGTGATAAATTTCTATTGTTAGGTTGTTTACCTATTGCTTCTAATAATCTTTCCCTCGTAGATTTTTTTGTAATACTAGGTGTATTATCTAAACTTAAATTCATATTATTTACGTTTGATGTAATTCCAGTTTTATTTCTCATAGCGTCTAACAACATTAAATTTTGTGTGTCTTCTACATTTAAACCACCAGTTCTTTGCCCTGCTGCATCAAAAATTCCTAATTGAGTTAATCTTCTCATTTGAGCATCATATTCTTGTTGACTTCCTGGAAAGTCTACAGGTTTAGTTCCAAATTGATAAGGTTTTCTGTCTAGTCCTGATGTGATACCAGTTCCAGAAGATCCTCCCATTCTAAACATTGGTCTTTTTAAAGTTCTATTCATTAGTTTCTCGGTCCAAATAAATTTCTTGTTGGGTTAACTGCACCATAAATACCAGCAAGTGTTGTACCAATACCTAATGCTGTTTGTAATGGTGTTGGATTTGGTACATTTGTTGATTGGAATTGTGCAGGGTATCCACCCATGATTCCTGTTACTTGTGCAGCAAATCTATCTAATTGTTCTTGCGGTAAAAATGTTGCTTGTCTTGCCGCTTCTCTTTGTGCATCTAGATTAGCTTGAGCTTGCGCTTGGTTCAGTGCGCCCAACTGACCTAAACGTGTAATATCTGTTCCTTGTAGTGCTTGTTGTTGTGCACCTAATCCTGCTTGTTGTCCTGCTAGTGCAGATCTAAATGCACCTAAACCTTGTGTTGCTGCAGCAATTCCTGCTTGTGCTTGACCTAAACCAAATCTGTTTTGTATGTCTTGTTGCCTTGCAGCCATTGCCTGTCCAAAACCTTGTTGTCTTAGTTGAGCTTCTAATAAAGCTCTTTCTCTTGCTGCCCCTGTGCCAAACTCAGCGAGTTGCACTCCCGCTCGACCACTGCCGAGCGCACCCAAAGCGGTTTGTTGATCTCTAATTTGTTGTTCTTGTATTTCTTTATTACGATCAAACTCTGCTAATGTAGTTTCAATTACTTGTGATTGATATGGTGACATGAATCGAGACACATCTTGTTCAAATGCGGTTGCTCCTAATGGCACGCCACCTAATGTTGCTCCTGCAGTTCCTAGTTGTCCTAAAGCTTGTGTTCCTAATCCAGCAGCAACGTTTGCTTCTGTTTGTGCTCTTTGTAAAGCTGGTTCAAAAGAACCTAATCCAGACTCTGCTCTTTGTTGGGCTAATGTTTGTAATCTATCTTGTTGAGCTACTTGTGGTGCAAGGCCAGCTAAACTTTGTTGTCTAGTTGTAAATGCTCTGGCTGCATCTTGTCTTGCTGCAAAATCTGCAGCAGATTCTCCAGGCTGTTGTGATATACCAGCAAGACCTGTTGAAACAACAGGGACACCTGTTTGTGCTACTACCTGTGTTGCTAAATCTTTACCTAAATCTTCAACAAATTGTGCGGGTAATGTTCTTGTGGTTTGTACAGCCATTATAATACTTCCTCTAATCTTTGTGATGTTTAGATAATCTTGCAGGCACATCGTCTGCTTTTTCCATTCTACCTATTGGTACAAATCCACCTTCAGCTCTTAAATCCATTTCTTTACCACCCATATCTAATAGTGGCATTGTTTTCTTTGCTACTGGTTCTTTCATAGAACCACCTTCTGCTCTAAATCTTCTTGCTAAAAACTGATTAGGGTTAGCTCTAATAGCATTTATATCTAAACCTGCACCTCTAATTAATTCTTCTGCTTCCTCTTCAGATTCATCACCTGTGCCAAGACCTAATAATGGTAATAGTGATGCTGTTCCTATAATTGAAGCTATACCTTTACCGGTTAAAGCCATTGATCCAGCTCCTTTTGTTAAACCTAATTTACCCAATAAACCTAAACTACCTTGTTTACCAGCCATTCCCATAAATGCTTCTCTACCTAACGGTCCAGGTAATGCTGTTCCAAATAACTTTGCTTTACTTAAAGCACCTGCTCCTTTTAATCCACCAAATGCTCCCATTCCACTTAAATAACTACCACCTGCATATAACAATGCAGCCTTACCTACTGGTGACTTTGCAATTTTCTTAACTGTTTTTGTAACTTTTTTTACAAGTTTACCTAAACCATACATTTGTCTTGCAGATTCAAAATCAAAATTACCATCAGCTAAACCACCCATAATACCACCATCAGCTCTAAATCTTCTAAATAAAGCATCTTGATTTTCTGTAACATTAGTATCTGTCATATTTGTTTCTTGGTCCGTGATGCTTGGTGCTTGAGCCATCATAGGTAATGGGAATATAATATTATTATCTTCATTTCCTTCAGATGTAACTTGATCCATTCTATCAGCCATAAATTGTTTATAGTTTTCTAAAGTAAAAGGACCTTTAAAATTTTTTTTAAAATACTCTATATTTTTTCTTAAACCTATATTTCTTAATGGACCTAAAATATTTAATGCTGTTCCAAACATTCCAGGAAATTTAGATTTTTTAACACCTTCTTTTTCTAATCTATCTAAAGCAGCTATTCCTGTGCTTTCTTGAACCATTCTTCTGTTTTCTGCTACTCTATCAGAATCAACTGTTACAAACCTATCTCGACTTGTAAAAGCTGGTTCATCTTTTGTAGGTGCTATAAAGCCAACTCTATTAGCTCCTTCTCCTGGGTCTCCTCTTTTACCAGGATCCGCCCTTCCTGATTGTTGAGCTCCTGTTGATCTTGCTGCTGCATCACCACGATATCCAGGTCTTTTTTTACCTTTCATCGGTGGGTTTACAAGTTGTTTGAATTGTTGTGCGTTTGTTATGGCCATTTATCTATTCTATTTTGTTTCCCCAAATAAATCAAGACTAGGCATAATAACTTTGACATCTTTTCTTATATCAGATTCTGGTATACCCTTGGCTTTCCATTCAATATCATCTTTATAATGTTCGCCTGTCTTCATATTTGTTATTGTTGTTATAATTTCTTTTGGTTCTATTACTGGTAAATCTTTCATTATGTCGTTATCTCCTTCTTAATGTTTAAATAACTAACTGCTACGTCAAATGAATTTGTGTTACTTGATTGCACAGTTAAGGTATTACCACCCTCAACCACCAATGGTTGAGAAAGTAATTCTGTTGTAGTGTTAGCAGTTAAAGCTGCTGACTTAATAGCTGTAATACTATTGTTTGTAACTGTCACAGTAGGTGTGCCTTCTGATGTAACTAATATAGATTTAATTACATATGTTTCACTTACCAAAGGATTACCAGTTCCAAAAGGATTTATTGCACTTCCTGATGTACTATTGTCTGTTCCTACAAATTTAAATTGATTAGCCATTAGTTAATAAAAAAGTTAAACGCTTCAACTTCATCTTTTAAATCTTCTTGAAACGTTGAGTTAAGTTTTTCTACAATTGCATCAAGATCTCTTACTTGAGCTTCTGCAGTTTGTAGATCATATTCTTGTGATGGTCTAGTTATTACTTGTGCAATTTTTGCCATTACCGTCTCCCATCCACTTGTGTATCTAATCTAAAAGTTCCTAATTTCCAACTTTGACTAGCCGCTGTATTTTCTATTTTTAACGCTATTGCTCTTGCTCTAGCACGCGTATCTATTTTTTGTGTAGCAGATGTAATATCAAAAGGTCCAAGTGCTGAACTAGCTGCTGTATCGTTAGGAAAGTTTCTTAAATTTAAAGTTATTCTAGTTGCTCCTGTTTGTGATATAAAATCAGGTATAAATCTTCTAATCTTCATTAAAAATTCACCATCTCCTCTAAATGTTGCAACACCAGTTTGTTGACCTGTTGCAGCTCTTTGTGCTGTAATATCAAAATCTCCTGATGTAATATTTGCAGTTACAGCTGTAATTGTTCCATTTCTATTTTGATCAGTGCCTGTTTCATGTTCATAGTAACTTGTTCTGCCCTCTGTATTTCCAACAACGTCAAAAGATGTATCAGTGTCTGCATCATATTCTAAAGCATGTGGTAAACCAAATACTGCAGAATCACGCCACATTGTTCTAGCTAAACTACCAACTGTCCACACTGGTCTTTGTGGTGATGAATCAAAATAATTATAACATACCATTCTGTTTACAACACTAGATCCTGTTTCTGGATAAAACCACATGACCTCACCAAATAAATTATTTAATCCTGCTGATACCATTTGATTACCAGATTCTAAATTTATACTGTCATAAACAAAATCCTCTACTAAACAAGGTAATGACTCTAATTTACCAGCATATCTAAAGAAACCATTCTCTGACATCCAATACGCAGCACCGTCAACTTCTACACATGCGTTCTGTCCAACAAGTCCACAGTTAGTTCCAACTTGCGCAAACGCAAATGTAAATGGTTGACCAACAAAACGTTGCGTGAATAATGCGGTGTCAGTCCAAATATAAATTGCATCACGACCTCTAATAGCTCCTCTAATCTGTGATCCATCAGCCAGTCTTTGTGTGCCAGCTGTGTTAGTTGCTGTAGGCGTGTACGTGTTTATATCTTCTTGGTCAGAGAATCTTATAAACATATCGTCTTGTGTTGTCACATCACCTATTGTTGTTTCTGTTCCAAAAAACACTAAGTGTCTATCTGGCGTAGATACTAACATATGTCTTGATGCTGTTGGTGCACCAGTTATAATTGTAGCTCTTGTATCTGTTGCATTTGATAAACTAGAGTCCCAAGAAAAAACAGCACTGTCATGAATTAAACAAATAGCTTTATCACCAAAATTATCTAGTGACCACATACCTGGTT